ACAGGCACTGTAACGGTGGGATACAATAAGATGGTGAATGGATACATTACAGCCATTGTAAATAACTCGTCTATAGTTCCAACTAACCAGATCTATAATCTGGATTCTAATTATCCAGTGACACACAACACTGGTGAGAATAGCGTTGTGCAGATCTCGACTAACTCCTTTGTTACATTAGATCCCGGATTGATCATACCATTCAACGATTTCTCCGATGAGTTAACTCCAACTAACGAATTGGAAATTACGTTTCCTGGTAACATAGAGGTTGTCTATGATTCTATAAGATACCATATAGTTGCCGGCTATAACCTATCTAATATAGATGGTGTTATCTTAAGTGTAAAATATCAGGATGTCAATCAAACATTTGTGACATTCTCACAAGCACTTATACAGAAGGGGACTCAGCAATCTTATACTCTTAACCCTAGTCCACTTAAGATAGGGGCTAATATCTATGATAGATATCTCGAGGTGAAAGTTCCTAGTTTGGTTGATATGAACAATAAATATCAGGCGGCTGCTTCCTCTTTCAGAAGCCAAACACTTGCAGCTCTAACCAGTCAAAGTGGAAGGGGATACGTATACGCTTCTCCCATTAGAATAGAGGTTTGGAGTGTAGTTAGCAAATCTGATTATCTAGGATACGAGAGATACGATTCTGAATTAATTTCCGCTCTCTCACTAGAGAGTGAGGATCCTTTTTCTAATATAGGAGCTGTTATTAAGGAATCTACTTCGGGACAATTTTTTGAATATTTTGCAACAGACAATGAGGGATTTGTAGAGGATTTTATACTTTTCCAAAATTCAATAGGAAATAATTACTACATCAATCACCAAATAGAAACACTAGAACAAATTGGTGTTGCGATTATTACTACAAATACTTTCCAGACAATACAGACAACGGGGTATGACGTTCCTAATTTCTATCGACCTATAGTTAGAAATTCTGCGGTGGCTGCAAGCTTCACCCTCAGATACACAATGTCTCTCGTAAACACTGTTGATAATTCACGCGTGGTTAGAATTGGAACATATACGTCGAATAATCCGGGTCAATGGGGTCCAAATATTTCCCCAATACAGCTAAATACTTTTCCGCAGGTTATGAAGATCTATAACAAGGTCTATAATCAAGCGGCGCTTAATATTCCCGGACAATCAAATCCAACTCCAACAGAGGTAGTTAGAACGAATAATCTTTTTATTAACTACAGCAACATATCAACTACAAACATCCCTCTTATTATCCGTGATGGATCTATACAGAACGATACGTCTGCTGCACCAAACATTGCACAGCCTTCTGGTAGATTGGTTGTAGATGTAACACCATTTGACAACTACTATAAGTTCAAGATGTATAAGAGCGGATCCGATGGTGCTCCTGTTGAGATAGATCTAGGTGACACTAGTAATTATAAGATGGTGTTTATAGATAACACCGGAAAGAAACTGTACGTTGCTTCTTTACAGGACAAAAATCTAGCTAACTCGTCTAAAGGCGAGGTAGCTTTCAGAATGGACGATTCTATATCTGGCACCATACTTCAGCTGAGGGATCGAAGATTCTTCATAACTCAAGGTGGTGATCAGGTTAGTAGTGTAACCAGCGTACAGACTAATCCTAATGTAAACGTTACGGTTACTAGAAATAGATAATAAATTTAGAAATGGCAATATCAAGAAGACAGAACGGAACCCCCGCTAGAAGACAATCTCAGTATTCTCTTGTTGGCGGAAGATCAACTCCACAGGTGGTTTCTACACGTCCTGATGCTTCTAGCAATCTGCCAATATCCGTTGTGTATTGGGGTTACTGGAAGCCAACAGGAACAACTTATACTATTCCCGGTTCTGCTATCGTAAGTGAATCGACACAGATCGGAGTGACAGCAGCAACAGGACCTGCAGCAGCACAGAGGGAAACCACTGTGTCTAGTCCTCAGGAATTACTACAGCAAGCAACCTCAGCGGGGTCTTTCCTTTATAGCATAGGACCGCAAGCTGGCTTAACCGGCACAAGTGAAAATAACCTCACGAAGACACAAACAAAAGCAGCAGCAGCTGCTTTCACAAACGCTGAGCTTGTTCAAGGTGTATCAGGTATAGTTAGCGCTTTTAAGTCCACTGGATGGACTGATGCTGCTATAATAACATATTTTCTAACCCCCGGGAATCTTGGGTATAAGCAATTCCCAGGATTGACCACTGCTTTGTTTATTCAGGCTGCGGGGACTATAATTAATGTTAGTTCTCTTTTAACTCAAAAAAATAAATAAGGATAGATGATTCTTAATTCCAAAGGTAGTAATTTTTACTTCGTCTTTCCGAAAGGATTTTTTCCGGAGAGTGTAACTAATAAATACCTTCCTTATTTAAGGAAGCAACCCATTCCGTACGATACTATTGCACAAATGATGAATAGTACGATACAATCTATAACCTTTCCGGAGCTACAGTCTGGTACCGTGGAGCAGACAAGATATCTTGGTAAGAAGCAAAGATATAAGGGATCCGTTCCAATACAGGATTTATTTACACAGGATTTCACTGTTTCATTCAAACTCCTCGATGGCTATATTAACTATTTAGTTATGATGGACACATTGCTTTGGTTTCTTGATTTTAAAAATCCAATACAGTATGACTATGATCTGAGTATCAGATTGATGGATAATAGTGGTAATATAATATCTACCGTGGGTTTCAAGAATACTATTCTTACAGCCATCTCTAACCTCACATTAGGTTACACACAAAACTCTCCAGAGGTCCAAACTTTTACACTTAACTTCTCCTGTAACTTCATTGAGATACATCTGGAAGCCAAAGAGGGAGTTTGATATATACATAAAGAAATTTAAACAAGATGAAGAAATTTTCAACAGTTAAGGAATTAAACGAAATGGAGTTTGCACAACCTCTTATAAACTCCAAAGAAAACATGATGGATCTGCTTGTAGCAGCTTCTGGAAATGATCAAAGAGTTTTGATTGACATTGTAAATTGTCTAACAGAGGATCAAATGAAGAAGTGCTACAATAAGCTCATTAAGGTTTATGGATACACTGGCGCAGCTGGACAAAGAGTTGAGTTGAAGTCAAGAGCCTAATTTATGATTCTAGTAGGAATAGACTTTTCCTTAAACTCACCTGCTTTTTGTGTGTTAGCCGATGGTAAGTACCATTGGGGATCAATCACTAGGTCTGACAGAGACCGTGATTCCCTTTTGAAGAACGCAAAGAAGCCTTATGCTGTTCTATCAGCTAGTTCCGATTTCAGAATAGAGTTCCTAGATAGAAAACCTATTCCTGATGAATATTCGGAAAGGGAAAGAATAAAGATCGACTATTTCCTGGATGTTGTTCTGACTTTATGGAATGGCATCTGTGACATAATAGACAATAAAGGGAAAGAGGTTAAGATAGCTATGGAGGGACTTAGTTTTTCCTCTAATGGTAATGCATTGATCGATATATCAATGGCTACAGCGCTATTAAGAGAAAGAATATGCAGCCACATAGGAAGCGATAATTTCTACGTTTTCTCTCCTACGTCTATAAAAAAATTCGCTTTAAAGGGTAATGCTAAGAAGGATGAATTATATGAGGCTTTGAGTACTAGAGAAAAAGACGGAACAAACTTGGATAATTTTTGTAGAATACTAGCAGATAACAAATCTGAATGGGTTACAGGAGCGAAAGCTGTAAATAAGCCGGTTGATGATTTAGTAGATGCAACTTGGATTTTATTATACTTAAGAGAAATATTAGAAGGTAAAAATGAGAAAAATTTGGAGAAAACTAAGAGCAAAAAAAAGAAACTGGCTAAAGCCTGATCAGCAGCGTTCTGCAGCTGTATCTAAAATCAATAGCGACTTATTAAATTTGGGAAACTCATCTAGAATGGGCCAAATTATTACTGTCCTTTGCAAAAGCCACGAAACAAAAGTAAGTAATTAAACTTAAATAAAAAAAAACAATTAAAAATTATGAGTAACTTGAATGACATTTTCAATCTTGATGGCGACATGTTCGTAACCAAGACAAAATCTGGAGAATCTAAGGATTTGGAATTTTACAAGCCGTACCCCGAGGATGGTAAGGACGGTGTGTATAAAGCACTTATTCGCTTCGTACCAAATCCTGCAGATCCTAAGAAATCTAAGGTCCATAAATACTATGTGTATTTGAACGACCCACAAAGCGGAGACGGCTTTTCTGTAGACTGCCCATCTACAGTTGGTAAGAAGTCTATTTTAAAAGACATCTTCTGGAAGCTTAAGAACTCTCACTCTGCTGCAGATCAGGAGTTGGCTAAGAAATTCTCTAGAAAGGAAGACTATTATTCCTTAGTACAAGTAGTACAGGATAAGAATAGACCTGAATTAGAGGGTAAAATAATGATCTGGAAATTTGGTAAGAAGATCAATGATATGGTAGAGGCACAATTAAAACCAGAGTATGGTGACCCATGCAACCCATATGACCTATTCGACGGTAAACTTTTCGGAGTTAGCGTTAGAAAAGTTGGAGAATGGAACAACTACGATCTTTGTCAATTTGTAGGCGAGAGAGGACCAATCACCATCGATGGTAACAAGATGGAGAAAACACAAGAGGGAATGAACAGTGTTCTTGAGTATTTGAAAACAGGTCCTCAGAATCTTGGGTCTTTTGAATATAAGGAGTGGGACGATAATTTAACCGAAAAAGTAATGGGCATCATCAGAAGCACAGTACCAGACGGAAGACTTATCAATGAAATCGTTAGCGGTGTATCCAATGCATCTTCTAATGCTTCATCAGGACCAGCTAAAGCACCTTTTAAAGAGGACAAAGCTACTAGCGAATCTTCCGACTTCTATGCTGAGGTAACAACAAACTCAGCTTCTATGAAGCCAAATTCAGATTTCTTAAAATCTGAGACACCTAAGAGTTCAGGTGGATCTTCTTCACTAGAAGATTTATACGCAGATCTATAAGATTTAAAATAATAGCAACCGGGGAGCTTGAGTTCTCCGGTTGTTTTTTGTCCAATGGAACCTAGTAAAATAGAATCACTCGTCAGGGAAGTCCTCAGTAGGGAATTCCCAGGATCCCCTAGTAAACAGAGGATATACCCTTCGGGAAACCGTCTTAATTTCTCGTGCCCATATTGCGGAGACTCTAATGACGCCAGAAAGAAGAGGGGTAACTTCTATATGGACACTCAGGCCTATAAATGCTATAATGGAGGATGTGGAGTTTTTAAATCCTCCTTATCCTTCTTTAATGAATTCGGGGTTTATGGAAAATTATCCAGAGAAGAGATTTCCGAGATCAAGAAGATACTGGATGAAAATAGAGATAAGAGAAGACCGATAATAGGCTCTACTGATATCTCCATGTTCTTCGAAGATGACATCAACAAGTTCATTATACCCAGATCACAATTTATGGAAAGTCTGGGTTTAAAGGATGTAGCTGGTCAACCTATAGAAAGATACCTAAGGAAGAGATACCAGTCTGTAGACAATAGATTTGCATGGGATCCTAAGAAGGAGAAGCTATTCCTTTTCAATCTTAACAAGGAAGACAAGATAATTGGGCTTCAGTTGAGAAATATGAATTCAATAAAGGGGTCGTCCAAGTATTTGACTTATAAGCTAAGTGGAATATGGGAGAAACTTCTATTCTGTAAGGACAGTGAATTCTTGGATGGCTGCCGAAAAATAGATCCTATCTCATCTGTTTTTAATGTCGCTACAATTGACTTCGGAGAGGATATAACGATATTCGAAGGACCAATGGATTCCTGGCTTTGGAAAAATTCAGTGGGGCTTTGCTCGGTTGAAAATAGATTTCCATTTGATGTCGAGAATATTAGATTCTGGTATGATTGGGATAAGGCTGGACTTAACAAATCCATAGAGTTGCTCACGTCTGGATTTAAGGTGTTTAACTGGGGAAAATTTTTGGAAGATCACACTATAACAAAGAATAGAAAATGGGATTTGAATGATCTTGTCATCCATCTGAGAAAGACTGGTAAGAAGATCAGAAGATTCGAAAATTACTTTACTGACGATGTATTGGACTTGGGATACTTTATCGATGGGTGATCCAAACGAGATCCGTGATAAAATGGAGGAATGGGAAAATAGAATTGACGATGACTCGCATCCCAAATTTAAATTCCCTTTGGAAATTAAGGATTCTGACCTTGATGTGTTAAACACCGATATGAAAGAACCTGATGTGAAAAAACCTCAGGATAAAAAGAAAACTGTGGTTATTAAAACCATAGAAAATAAAAATAAGAAAAACAAAAAAAGTTTATTCTAATGGAAAAAGAGGAAAAGCAAGAAGACTATAAGCAAATGTTTGATAGGGAAAGAGAAGAGTGGAGAGAAAAAATACAGTCCGTAGCACTTAATCTAAAGGACATAAGAACGGTTGCAAAAGCACAGGTCGATCTTTTTGGATACAGACAAATGCTTCTTGAATACAGCTTTAAATTAGCCGGTATAGTATCTAAGCTTAATGCTAAGTACAGGGAGAGTAAATCTGCTAAGCTAAAAGAATACTCTGAGAAGACCGATGTTAGATACGGGTCTAACGAGAAGACTGTTCTAATTGAGGGCGATTTAACAGCTTTGGTTGAAAAAATAGAACTCGTAGAGGGACATAGAAAATTCATGGACCAGACCGTCCAGACTGTAGACCACATGCTCTATGGGATAAAGAGCAGGATCTCTTTAGAAGAATATCTTAGAGGAACAACAGTTAAATAATCATGCTTAAATTTATAGTATCCGATGATCACCAATGGCTTGTCCTAACCCAGTCTCCTGACGAGGTTGAGAAGAAGCAAATTGAGATATCGATGACTAAGAAAATACACAATCACTTTTTCCATCCTTTGGTCAAGAAAAAAATATGGGACGGTAATGTCTGTTTCATAGAAAAGAAAGGACCATTCTGGAGAGTTCCTATAGGCTTATGGAGAGAATTGATGCAGATAGGCGAGGAGTATAAGATAGAGATAGAGATAGACGGGCTAGCAAATATCATCAACCAGAAATTGACATTAGAAGAATTTACGGAGTGGTCTAATGAATTTTTTGAGGATGCAGATAAAAAGCCCAGAGATTACCAGATAGAAACTGCATGGAAGATTATCAAATATAGATATTCTGTTTCAGAGGTAGCTACTTCCTCCGGAAAGACACTTATATCCTTTATGATATTCGCTTATTTGAAAAGCCAGGGCCTCATTAGGAAGTATATGATGATAGCACCTAATACTAACCTTGTTATACAGGCAAGTGAGGATTTTGATGACTATGGCCTACAGAAACTGGGTGTTAAAATACAACAGATAGGAGCAGGTAATAAGTTAAGACCAGGGTGTGATCTGATAATAGGTACATTCCAGTCCTTAGTGAAACAAGAAGCTGAATTTTTCGAAGAGGTTGATGCTGTTTTTGTTGACGAATGCTTATCTCCAGATTCTTTAGTTAAGATGGAAGATGGTAGGGAGGTTAGAATAGATCAAATAAAAGAGGGTGATGTTGTTTTAACGGTAAATGAAAAAAGCAAATTAATTGAGCCTCGGGTCGTTGATCTTGTACATAAAAATCTGAATAAAGGATATCAGATTTATGAAATTGAAACCGAGGATGGCAGGATGATTAAAATTACTGGCAATCACAAGGTTAGACTAAAAAATGGGGAATGGAAAAAAGTAGAAGATTTGGATTTGTCCGATGAGCTATTTGATATATAGGTAAAAGCTCACCGGTCAAATATGGAAAAATTAAGAGAGTACATAGAAAAGAACAGAACAAAACTATCAGGGACAGGTAAAAAAGAAATCCCTGATATCGATGATAGAGTTATAAGAAATCTCAAGGAGATTGGCGGGTTCAAAATACCTGAAAATATTCTCAATATCTATGATCTTTTACTTTATTTGGATGAAAACGGCGGAAGATGCAGTCTGGAGGGATGTAGCAACAATAAAAAAATAAAATCCGGGAGAAAATGGATTCTTAATGATTTTTGTAGTTATGAGTGTTCTTGTTTAAGCTTTTCTAAAAAGCAAACATTTGATAATACTTCAAAAAGAATGACTAAAGAATCCAAAGAATCCATGAGAGAAAAATTGTCGCATATAGTTAGGCAAAAAATACTCGATGGTAAGTTTACACCGTGTGTAACTAATTCTTGGGCTAGAAGTAAAATAAATGTTTTAATAAAAGGGACTGTTTATAAAGTAAGATCTTCATGGGAGGCTTTTTTTTACATATTAAACCCCAACCTTATTTATGAAAGTTTGCGTATCCCATATTTTGATCCGAATAAGGGCATATACAGAAATTATATAGTTGATTTTTTTGATCCCGAGGGGAGAAAGTTGTATGAGATAAAACCAAATAGCCGCATGGATTTTTGTGTATCCAAGAAAGAAGCGGCAGATAAGTGGTGCTCAGAGAACAAATTCGATTTTATCTATATTACAGAGGAATGGCTTAAAAAAAATTACGATAGAAGCTTAATAATAGACCAGCCCGATTTTTTGAAAATATCTAGACTTATAGAGAAATCTCTAAAATACATGAAATGAAAATTAAAAGCATAACTAAGTCCGATTATACGGGGGATGTGTATAATTTAAGAATAAAATCCGAAGATGGACTTAATCATAACTACATTGCAAATGGCATATTAGTGAGCAATTGTCACCATACTAATTCAATGTCCATTAAGAAGATAGTAGCAAAATGCATGCATTCTCGATGGAGATATGGACTCACTGGTACTTTAACAAAAAGAGGGACAGCGGACTATTTAACCATACAGCAGTTCCTTGGACCATTGGTTGTTGAGATACCACCTAGCTTCCTTTTTGAGAATAACTATGCAACTCCAATATCAATAAAGGTTGTTATTTTAGATTGGCTTGAGCAGGAATATAAGGACAAGTTATCTGAATTGAAGTCAAATCACGGCAATATAGAGGGAACGGAGATTTATAATGTTGAGAGAAGGATGGTTGTTGAATCCAAGAAGAGGATCAACTATATTGTTGATTTTATATCGAAAATCTCCAAAAATTCACTGGTCCTATTTCAGTCTGTGAAGGACGAATATGGCAAACAAATATTCAATCTAATAAGAGATAAGAATAACGATAAGGAAGTTTTTTATGTTGATGGTGACACCGACGAGAATTTAAGGGAGGAGTATAAATCAAGAATGGGTTTCGGAGAGAATAGAATCTTAATAGCAACATACGGAACATTTGCGACAGGGATTTCTATTAACAATCTTCACAATATCTTTCTTGTTGAATCATACAAGAGCGAGGTCTTAATCAAGCAAAGCTTGGGAAGAGGAATGAGAAAAATGGAGGGAAAGGAGAAAGTTAACGTGATAGACTTTGTTGATGATTTCAGTAGTCCCAAATATCAGAATTATCTAATGAAGCACAGCCTTGTTAGAATCGAGATCTATAAAAGAGAAGGATTTTCTTATAAAGTATTCAAGGTTAAGCTTTAGCGCTAATTTTTGATATATAGAATAAAAATTTCTTATGAAAATCAAGAATTTTGACCGATTCATATCGGAGAATAGAAGATATTATAGTTCAGATCAGAGATACGGTCCTTTAAAGGGGAAGCTTTCCATTTTCAAGGACAGAGAAAGATCTAGCGATATAGGAAACTGGTTAGAGGATATAAAGGGAAGGGTTAAGAGTGAGATGGTAGCCAGAGCGGATAGACCAGGAAAGACTAAAAATCTAGGAGATCCTTTGGGAGTTTTAGGTTCGATATCTGGTTTTCTTCTTAATCTAGGAGCTGGAGTTAGCGATGCCCTTTTCGGAGACGCTAAAAAAGGAGAAGAGTATAAAAAGAGAAGCAAAGAGGATTTAGACAGATGGGAAAGAAAAACATTTAGCGGGGATCAGAAAAAAGTTACAGATAAGGATGCTGCTAGTTTTTACATGAATGGTGTGGAAAGAGGCAAGAAAATTTTCGGTAAAGACTTCGATCCAGACAAACCAAAGACTGAGGAAGAGAAAAGATATGCTGAGGATCTATACGATGCAACATCGAGATATTACGGTAGAATAAATCAAAAGAGATAAAGAGATAATGAGATTAAAAAATTTCGTTGAGTTTAAGAATGTATCTGAAGGCGGGAAGGCTATTAAAAGCGCTAGACCAATCAGACAGGACGAAGCTATGAAAACTATAGAAAATATAAAGGAGGTTTTATTACCTCTTTTAGATCTTGATTCCTATAAAGAGGGAAAGGATTATATTTTTATAGGCTCAACTGGAAAAAAGAAAAATCCAGAGGACACGTCCGGTGATATAGATCTTGGATTTAACGGAAATTATTTTGCTACCAAGCATGGCATATCATTTAAAGAGTGCTCAAAGACTCTCATGGATATGCTAAGTCCCGAACTACCTAAAGTTCTTGGATTTGAGCCTGAAATGAATAATCTATCTGGACTGAATATACTTAGTGTAGCTTGGCCAATAGCTGGTGATGCAAATAACGGGTTTGTTCAATTGGATCTTATGCCTCTTCAAAATATGGAATGGGCGAAGTTTATCTATTATTCACCTGATTATAGAACGGACGAAAGCCAGTGGAAATCTGCTCATAGGAATTGGCTTTTGAGTGCAGCTCTTGTTGCAAGGAGGGAGATATTGGCTAATGATGAGCAAGGTGAGGTTTTAGATTACAGAACACCTGCTTTGATCCTGCCTAGTGGTTTATACCTTCAAACCAAAAGCTTTAGAGGTAAATTAAAGCCGAGATTAAAAAATGCCCAGAAGATTCCAGGAACGGAGGAATTCATAACAGACGATCCTCAGGAATTTATAAATTATGCTCTTGGACCAGGGTACAGCGAGAATGATGTTAAAACATTCGAAAAAGTTTTATCTATAATGACTTCTCCGAATTTCAAATATAAAGAATTTCTTCCCCAGATAAAGGAGAAGTTTATACAATTACTAAATAGAACAGATTTACCAGTTCCACCTGAGACAGAAAAATTAGGTTGAAACAAAAGTAAATTTTAAGTTAAAATTAAAAAGCGAATTTATGTCGAGTATTTCCCATCTACAGGATCTTTACCACAAAAAAGGGAACGAGTTTATCAACAACCTCTTTAGCTCTTTCGTGACAGTGAACGAAAAGATGGACGGTTCTGCGTTCACATTTGAACGCGATATCGATAATGGTAAGTTTAAGTTTTATAAAAGGGATCAAAGAAATCCCATCACGATGGTTGACAGAACCATTATGAAGTACTACGAGAAACCCATACAGTACATAGAGTCACTTCCGCCCCACATAATACAATTGATACCAAGAGGATGGAGATTTGGATTGGAATATTTCTCTTCACCCCAGCCACTTGAGATTGCTTACGATAGAGTGCCGAATAACAATCTCATTCTTTCATACGTCCATAAATTGGATAACGGTAGAGCAAAGTCAACTATACAGAGTAAAGAGGATCTAGATAAATGGGCTGATTTACTGGGAGTGGAAAAACCTCCTATTATTTTTCAGGGGAAATTAACAGATGGCCAAAAAAGAAGTATCCTTGAGTTTATAAACACCCCATTCTCTGATCTAATAGAGGAATTTAGAACAAAGAGCTTTGTAGCTTATATAGTTGGTGTTTTAAATCCTAAATTGGAAAAGACAGCATTGAATAATGATCTAGAAAAAGCAATTGAAGGTATAGTATTTAGATTTGGCTCTGATGAGGAAGGTGAAGAACCGGTTTTAGCAAAAATGGTAGATCCGCTTTTCACCGAGCTGGCAAAGAGTAAATACGTCCAGAAGAAAGAAACAAAGCCTAGCGATTTCCTAGTTATAACTGTTCTAGATGTTATGAACTTCATACTAGAAAAGGGAGTTGGTAGTTTTGATTTTAAAGGGAAGACCGAAGACGAAAGATACCTTTCTTTCATTTCCGATGTGTTTGTTAACTTCTTAGATGAGTATAAGGAGAAGTACAGCGAAACTGATTTCGAGGAACCTGAATATTTAAAGAAGGACGAGTTTAGAGTCAATAAGAAAATGGTTCCAAATAGAGCTGCTCTTGCCTATATAGAAGAAGATGATGCTTTCGAATCACTATATAAATTGATTGTTAACCAGTTTAGAAAAATAAAAAAGAGAGCTGGTGGAATAATAAATCAGGATTTCATAGATCAGTTCAATTCAGTCGTGAAAGAGATAGAGGAAGCTATTTCTGAAAAAGAGGCTAAGAAAATAAACGAATCAGAGATACCTTCTTTTAATGATTTCAAATCTAAATTTAGAAAGAAAGTGGAGTATGTCACCGAGGAATCAGATAACGAGTCTGAAGAACCCCAACCATACGGCGAAACTTTCTCGCAATTCATATCAGATCTTGAGCATATAGACACAAAGGAAGTTAAAAATACAGCTCCGCTAGAAGAGGATTCTAATAAAGATGAATTAAAGCCAATTAATATTATCGTTGGCAGATTCCAACCTTTCCATAAAGGTCACTTAGCAATGGCGAAAGAGCTAAAAGAGGAAAATGATTTGCCATCTATAGCTATTGTAGTCTACCCTGGCCACAATAAATCTGGCAAATCCCCATTCGACGAGAATGTTATAAAGACTTACATGGAGTCTGTTGTTAGGGAATACCCGGATTTGCTGAGTGGATTTCTAATTGTCAATAAAGGTCTTTTAGGTATTATAGCTGGAGAGGTTAGAAACATAGGCTATAGAATAGAGTTAATAGGAGCGGGTGAAGATAGAGTTGATGATTATAACAAGCAAGTAGATTACCTGGTTAAAGCGGGCAAGGAATTTCCAACCACTACAAAGATTTTTAAAACTAAAAGAATAGCTAGCTCGAGTGAGGTAAGAGATAAACTCAAGAATGAGGATTTCACAGCATTTAAGAAGTTAGTACCACCTTGCGTCGCTTCATTATACGCAACCCTTGTTTCTGGGGTACATAACGGATTAAAACAAAGTTCTAAAAAGTAACTGAATGCAGGTTTCAAAAGGAAAACCTAAAAAATCAGAAACGCCGGAGGATATAGTTGCTTTAGAAATAGAGCAATGTAAATCTATTCTTGGTTCCATGTCCGATAGATTGGAGAAATTTGATTTATCCGGTGTAGACGAAGCCGGGCTCAGAAAGCTGAAAAAACTAATAAAGAATATAAAAAGCTCTTCCTCTCTTGTAGATATTATACACGATAATAATAAGAGATCTAGCCAGATTATAGAAACACTATATAAAGTATTCTTTAGCAGGTCTAACGAGGATTCGCGTATTATGTTCAGAAAGGGATACGTTGAGGATTTCTACATTAATCTAGATCCTGCTACCTTAGATACCATAGAGAAAAGATTCATTAAAAAACAGCCAATCAAGGGGTCTATAAGTTTCTCCGATGCTGTAAAGAACGGTACAACTGATATAGGATGGATTGATAGTTTTAATGGAATCTCTAGAAAAGACCTGAAGGAGATTTATACTATAGATGCCTACTTTCCAAGCGGTAAAAGAAGAAGAGGTAAGGGTGAAACTCTTTCTTGTCTTTCTTTTGGTGGATTTATCAACAATGAGAGGGGAGCGGATGTTTTTATAGACGGCAATCGTGTTGAAGTAAAGTCTACTATAAGCGCATCTATTACCAGCGAGGATAATCTGGTATCCCCTAAGATTAAGCAGTTTATAGATCTGTCATATAGGATAAGTGGCAAATCAAAAAAGAAGGAGAAAACATACGGTAAGAGATCCCTGAATCTTCTCATAGCTAAGATAAAATCTAGTCAAGTAAAGGCAAACGAGTTCTGGAAGAGATTTCACCAGATAGTTGGATTTAGGACCGACCGTGATCCGGATAAGATAGTTCCAATATTAATATGTCATCAGATAGAGCATTACTCTAAGCCAGAGAACTTTAACACGATGATAATCTATAGTGAGAATACAGGGGGATTTCCAGATGCTCTTTCGGTCCTGGTGAAGAACGAATCATTTGTGAATGATCGAAACATAGAGATACTTAATGACTTGAATATATACTTCAGGGTTTATCCCAATAAGGTAGAAATATTTTTATAAAATGGCTTCAATTAAAAAATTTAATGAATTCTTAGAATCTGTTTTCGAGTCCGATGGATTTGGAACAAAACCCTTTCTTTTAAGGAAAGAAAAGGACATCTTTAACTATCTCTTCTACATAGACACAGGAGAGGAAGGAAAACAAAATGCCTTTAGACTTATGATTGGTAAATACTCAAGCCATCAGGTTATAGATCAGCCTAAGAACTCATATTGCGTGCTTAGCGTTAATAAGCTATCATCCGAACAACTAGAGGATATATCGGTAACCAAAGCTGATTTGCCACCTACGACATCCTCAGAGTTTAAAATGTCGGAAAGCGGGGTATCTAGACTATTCGAAACCATTTCTAAATGTATTTTGGATTATCTGGAGTATAATGCTAAAGTATCTAAGATTTATGACGAGATACAGGATAATCTAGTTTTCTCCGGTGAAGGCACCTATATGGAATTTATGAAATCTATAATTATTTCATATTTAGGCGAAGATTGGAGTGTACAGGAGGGAGTTGATAAAAATTCAATTTTAATCTCCAGATAATTGAAACTTTTTTAAGTAATTTTCATATAAACTAATAAATAAATTAAAAACAATGGAAAAATTCGAACAAATCAAAGCTCTTCTTGAAGGAGTACAAGGCGACATTGAAAAATTCTACAGCAAGGGGAATTCAAGCGCAGGAACAAGAGTTAGACAAGCCATGCAAGAGCTTAAGAAATTAGCTCAGGATTTGAGAGTGGATGTTCAAGATAAAAAGAACGCTGCCTAATCTCTAGGACAAATTATTAAAAAGTGGGATCTTTAAGGTCCCATTTTTATTTAAAGTGAATATATAAACCATCTAAAACAAATTAAAATGAGTTACTACTTAGCAAAAGTAAATTTTGAAACCGGTGAAGTTAGCAGAAAGGGCGAGGCGGTTGTTAGAAAATCTGAATTTTTAGTAGCAGCAGAATCCGTTATTGAAGCGGAGACTAAAGTTGCTGAATATATGAAAGGCACTATGATGTCTTTTGAGACTGTGCAGATCGCAAAGACAAGGATCGAAGCAGTCGTAAATTAAAAAGAAGAATTGATTTAATTAAATGGCTGAAACATCTTTTTATGCACCCCCGCAATCACCTATTGCAATACAACCTGGTGACAAGGGATTCGAGACTGTTGGAAAGGGATACAATAGATTCCTCTGGACTTTTTCAGATTGGAAAAAGAAAAAGAAGAAGATAATAAATCCAGATACAAACTGGACCCTGTCTTCCAAACCTATCACTCAGAAAGAGTGGGAAAAGAAAAAGAAGGGCTTATATTTATAAGCCTTTCCTTTTTGATATATAGTCTATATCAAAGAAAAAATATTTTTAATATGCCATCCCAAAGTCAAGCCCAACAAAGACTAATGTCTCAAGCCTATGGAATTAAGACAGGAGAGCTTAAACCGTCTGATTTGAACCCAAAGTACAGATCTGAAATTCTAGCACTATCTAAAAAGATGACCAAGAAACAATTGGATGATTTCGCATCTACCAAGATCAAGAAACTACCTCATTATGTAAAAGAGGACGAAGTTAACGAGAAAGGTGGATTAGCAGTTGGAGGTAAAACAACTGTTGTTCCGCTTGTTAATGTTACAGGTGCGGAAGAATATTCGCCAAGTGGTCCTGGTCCAATAGTTCCTTTTCTAAATACAGACGTTCAGAAGAAAAAGAAAGGTAAAAAGAATTTACAGAATCTAAAAGATTATAGAGACTGGGTAAATGAAAATAAGGATCTATAAAACACATAAAGGAAAATAACAATAAACAAAGTGAAAAACGTACTTTCTTTTTCAGATTACGATCCAGCGGATGAATACAAATCCGAATTAAGGAGGGAGCTAAACCTTAATTCTGCTAGGAGAAGCCCTGCTTACAAGGAGCTTCTTCGTATGGGATTTGAGGAGATAACATCAGATCAACAGGAACTTAATAACACCTTGAAGTTTATTAGAACTAGAAGGCATGCTAAGGACAAGGGTCACGATTTTCCTTTCTATACTATACATCCATCTGGGACTGTTAGAAGATACAATCCTCCGAAGTCAGCTGAGCAACCAGAGGGAAGCGGAAACGACATTAAAAAATTCCCAAAGCCTTTCATAAGAGGAAGAGATTATATAAAAGCTATTAAGTATCTAATAGGCTATCTCGAGAGAAAAGAAGAGAAAGGTGATTATAAATAAATAGAGCGCAGCTGAACATCTTCCAAAATAATATGTTTGGTGATTCTCAAGTGAGAATGATAAAGATAAAGAATAATTATGTGCGATTGCGGTGCTCCGGATACTAACTACAGGGACTATAGAATAGGCCCAAAGAAGGAAAGCAAGATTCTAAATAAATGGATTCTGGATAATCACGGGAGAAAGCTTCTAATAAACTCACCAATCTACGATACATATAATGATATCATAGGATATGTTACCAAGGACGAAACGGGAAACATAATAAGGATATTCGAAGGAAATATAAAAAACATACTAAATTAAAATGTACTATCCAACAGGTAAAACAACAAAAGGCAGAGAATTGGTCTGTATGAAAAAGAACGCTGATCTTGTTAATGAAAAATTAGGATCTTGCGATGAAGCTTGCATTATGGAATGCACAGACAATTGGCTGAATGAAAGCAACTCATGCGTTGCCTGTAATCAGTTAAACGAGTATTTAAACGAGTGTGGTTACTCTATGCAAGTAAACGAGGATGGCGGAATGGCAGCTCCTCTAGCATCTTTAGGTGCTACCCCAGGCATGGGAAATCCTGCTACACCTCAGAACGGTGGAACTAATGCTGGATTCTATAATCCTAGCTTATCTGGATCTGGTGATAAGTTTGACAGCCTAACTGTTGGAACACCTGCTGCCAATAAAAGAAAGAAGAGCCTAGTTAAGAAGTTTAGAGAATTTGTCAAACTTAAAGAGTCTAATAAGGGATAATGTGTAATTTTTGACATATAAATAAAACGAAAAGGAGACATTATGTCTCCTTTTTTCTTGCGGCAATCTTTTTGAAATATGGTTCTAAAAATTACAAAAATGAAAGATTTTAAACCTATATCATTAAAGATTGAAAAAACAAGGGTGAAACATCCTCAGAGATCCGGCTCTATAAATCCGGAACTAAAAATAAAAGTTTTAAAAATAAAAAAGTAAAAAAAACTATGGGAAAAGTAATTGGAATTGACTTGGGCACAACAAACTCTTGTGTTTCGGTCATAGAAGCAGATCAGCCAGTTGTTATTGTTAATGC